TGGCCAAGTGCATGGGATGGTAAACCAGTAGGAGGACAAACTAACTCACCAACTAAGAAACCTGGTTTATGGGGTCAGATCGGAAACTTCTTGACTAAGGGTGATGGTCAGACCAGTGGTGCTGCCATGATAGGTAGGATGTTTGGTAATGAGCAAGCTGGTGCTTCGATTGGTAATATCATGGGTATATTCCAAGGTGGTGGTAGTGGTGAAAATGGTAAGGCAACTGGTTGGGATATCATAAAAGGTATCGGTGGTGTTGCAGGTAATTTCTTAGGTGGATCTAAGGCAGGTGGTTGGATCAATACTGCTATGGGAATAGGTGACATATTAAAAGGAGACGGAAACTGGGCATCTAAATTTAGAGATATTGCAGGAAACTTTGGTGGTACAATAGCAGATCTAATTGGTGGTAAGACAGGAGCTGCTATTGGTGGTTTCATGAACTCATACTTCAATGGAACTGCAGGTAGTATTGGAGAAATGATAAGTGGCATGGGAACACAGGCAGGTACAGGTCGTATCGCAGATGCTGCTAATCATCCTGGTTACTCTGGTGGAATGGGTGTCACTGATCCAGACGGAGGTCCAAGAGCTGCTAAGATCCTTGGTAGACAAATGTTGAGTAGAGGAATGACAGTATATGGTCATCCTAATTTTAAAAATAATAAATTTAACAAAGAAAATAAAGCAAACGAAAAAGGATATGATCCTGGTGGAAGACAACCTGTAGGTGGAGGACCTTTCCACTCCAAAGGATTGGGATTAAACATTGCAGACTATAGACCAGGTGATTTTGGTGCTAGGTTAAGAAACCTTGCTGACTTCTTGAGAGGTCAAATTGATACATTTAAGGTTGTACAAATCATATATGATAAATGGGGTATGTGGTTTGCAGGTCAGAAAGAAAAGAAAGGACCTTCTAAGTATGGATATCCAGATTCTATTGGTGTTGGAGTTGCTCCTAAAACACCTGAAGAAACTACAGGTGTAGGTTCACAACAGGCAGTAGCAAATAGTCAAAGGACTATAATGAAGAATGCACTAGAAGGTGGTGATGGATCTGTAGGTGATGCTGCATTAAACATTAGGAAGGTATTAAATCAAGCAGATGCTGCAGATAAAGGTGCAAAAAAATCTGATTTTGGTGGTAATTTCTTTATGGATTTACTTAGCAAAGGAGAGAACACTAAGATTAGTGATGCTTTTATGAAATCTAGTGATCAGAAGAAAGGTTTAGATGCCTTTGCATTAGCACAAGATAATGAAGGACTAACTAACTTCTTATACAAAAAAGGTGCAAACGAAGAACAGGCAACTAACTATATGAATTTAATTGATGGTGACCTGTTTACAAAAACTCCTCTGTTTAATAATGATGATAAATTCTCTTTCTCAACTAACTTTAAGATTGGCAATAGTTTATATACTAAAGATGATGGTAAATCTGCTACAGATTTCTATGCTAAGAAAAATATGGGTATCACAGACAGTGAGGCTACCCAGAGAAAGAATAATCAACAGGAAAGAAATAGAGGTGTAGCATTCTCAACTAGCAAAAAAGATGGTGAAAGTTTAATATCTAAAGCACCTAAGACTCAATCTTCTGTAAGTACAGCAGGTGGTGGTGGTCAAAATACTAGCTCTCAGGATAAAGAGAGAGATTACTACAATAAAAAAGCAGCAAAGGATAGACAGCATGCTACCAATGCTATGCAGGAAAAGATACAAACAACTATCCAAACAGCACTAGCATCAGTCCAAGCACACAACAGTTCAGTTCAAGCATTAGTACAATCAGAAAACCAAAAGGTTCTACAAATGCAGAAAAGTGCTCAAAGCATGGCAGCAAAAGTAAAACAACAAATGAAACAAAGACAACAAAACCAAAATCAATCTGCGGTCGCTTAAATTATGCCAAGTACAATAAGAAAAAGTTCCATACAAATATCCAGACCTGGTGAGGCACAGTATCGTCTCAGCATGTATAGAGATGGTGAAAGATTAGAGAACAAAGAAGGTGCATTTGATCTAGTAACTTTTTGTAGAGGTTGGGAGATATATGAATCTATAGACTTGCATACAATGGAAGCTGAGTTTATATTTGAAGATGCAGCAGGTTTGATGGGTGCATTGACAGGTACAGAAGTATTCAAATTAGAAATACAAAGTTTTCCAATAGATAGGACATATTACTTTAGGTCATATGGAATATATGATAGGATAAGAGCAGGACAATCTAACGAAGTATATTTTATTAAATGTTATAGTGACGAGTTCATGAAGAATGAATCTGTCAATGTGTTTGGTAATTCAGAGGTTATATTTAATAATAATGCAAAAGCAGAGAACATTATTGAAACATTGGTGAAGGATAAAAACTATTTGGGATCTTCAAAAAGACTTTTTACTGAGGAAACACTAAATGAACATTCATTCATTGCACCTAATTGGAGACCATTTGACGTTATACCTTGGGTCTTATTAAGAACTATTCGTAAGTCACAAAAAGGTGGTAGTTTACAGAATGGTTTTGTATTCTTTGAAAACTCTTTAGGATTTCATGCAAAATCATATGATAAAATGATTGAGGATATAGAAAAACAAAGGGAAAACTCCGAAACAAGTCCTATTACAGGACAAGCAAAGATGTATCAATATGTTCATGATATAAAAAATACAGAAAGTCCCATTGATAATCAGTTTTTGATTGACTCAGTTGTATTTCCTGATGAGGCAACAACTATGGCAAACTTGAGACATGGGATATATTCTGGTTATAGTGTTGGATTTGATCCTGTATCAATTACATCATCTAAAATGGGATTGAGTAAAGATATGTCAAGTACAGCGTATAATTATAGTCTTGAAGATATATGGCCAAGAATGGCACATTTAAACGCAGGTAAATCTGTAAATCCATTGGTTAACATGGATAATAACGTTAGAGGACATATGTACAAACCAAAAAGAATTAGATATTGTGGTTTGCCTAATCAATCGTTTGATCCTAAGTTTCAGAATAATCCTCAAGCATCTTATGAACAACTTGCAGAACTACAAGCATATAGGTATATACGGAAAGCAACACTCAATCATATTAATCTTAAAATTACTGTACCTGGTAATTTAGACTTATATCCTGGTTCTGGTATTGACATCGTAATCCCTAGTATCGCTAAGTCTGGAGGTGGATATGGAAGAAGTACAAGTATTGATCGTAAGTATAGTGGGCGTTACCTGATAAAGAACTTGACACATTCAATGACTCAAGATAAAATGAGAACAGACTTAGAATTGATGAAGGACTCAATTTTAAGATAAATAGTTCTGTATCAAAGAGGTACAATATGAAAACAATAGAACAACACATCCAATACGACAAAGATCTAATCGAAAATCCAATGTCATCACCTGCAGCACGCAGACATGCAAAAGCAGAACTTCATGAACTTGAAGAGTATGCAGAGCATCATAAGGCAGAAATCGAAGCAGGAGATCATCATGATCCTAATGCACTAGAAATTTTCTGTGACTTACATCCTGATGAACCAGAATGTTTAATTTATGACGATTGATGACTATCTTTTAGGTCATTGGCACAACAGACAGCAAGCACAAAGTAATCCCCATTGTTTTTCTCAATGTGAGATAATATGGGAAAAAGAGGGGGATTTTTTTGTTTCAAGGAACTTTTATAGATCTCAAGAGCATAATCCATATAGACATAAAAGACATAAATGGGTACAAACGTCCTCCACGACAGGTATCATGGAGAACTATCGCCTTGACTTGACAAGACATGAAGAATGTGATATGATGTTTACGTTTCACGATGAATCGTGGCATGGTAAACTAGATAGTACGAGATGCCTCGGTGAACGAGGCAATCGTATTGTTTCAGAAATACATTTGTATGGTGACAAACTTACTTCAAAGGATCAAGGGTTTGACGATAAAGGAAATGTCGTTTGGGGTTCTCCTAATCTGTTTCATTTCCTTCGGCATTAATGCTTGCACAGCACCAGTGACAGATCCTGCACCCAATCCTTCAACATTATGGAAATTAAAGAAAAATTAAGAGCTCAGGTCAAAAGTAAATTCTACTATTGGTTCTGGGGAACAGCAACTTTATCGGTATTCATAGGTCAAATGTATGTTGGCAGTGGGTATCGTAGAATGGCAGATACACATGATGCTATCTCTGCAGATATAAACTTATTGGTAGAGGTATTGACAATGCCTTTGGAAAGAGAGGTACCAACATATCCGAAATATTATTAAGGAAATCAAAAGAGATCCTTAAGATACTTGTAAAATGTTAGGATTTCATGATAAAATAGTATCGACAAATACGGAACAACATGAGTGGAGACAATTTGCACGGTAAGCAACCAATTAAATTTTATTCAGAAGAAGTGACTCTTACAAAAGAGATATTAATTCGTATGCATATCGAAAAAAAGAAAAATGTATTGACAAAACCTTGGAGAACAGGAAGTCTATTACAGGGATAAATAATAAAAAAGTGTGTAAATAAATGGCATCGACCATTGATGGTATATTTAACGAAAGAGAAGTAAACTTTGTTGGTAAAGACGGTTTCTTCTGGTGGGTTGGTGAAGTTGAGGACAACGAAGACCCTATGGAACTTGGTAGGGTCAAGGTTCGTATTCTTGGATTCTATACAAACTTTCAAGGAGGAACAGTAGCAGACCTACCTTCTACTGCATTACCTTGGGCNACAGTANTACAACATACGTCACAGGCAGGAAATGACGGACAGGGAGAATCGTCTGGTCAACTCCAACCTGGTGCTATTGTTATGGGATTCTTCATGGATGGAGAACATGCACAGATGCCTATAGTATTAGGTGTGATGAGAGTTAATAAATCAGATGCAACTAAAAAGACAAGAGACTTTGCTTTTACAGATCAAAAAATACCAACAGGTGTAGCACCTAATAGTTCTGCTATACATCCTGGCGATAAAAATATAGGAAACCCATTAGCACCATTAAGACAAAGTACAAACAATACAGTAGGAATACCTGGTTCAACTACAACTATAATCGGTGGTAGTGGATCTCCAAAAAACATAGGATCATTTAAAAACATAAACGGTAGTTATGCTAACCCAATCAAACCATTAGATCCTACACAACCAATACCTGCAGCAAATGGTGTTGGTGGTCCTTGGAAAACATTAGAATATAAACTATCATATCTTATAGAAGATCTTGCTAATACTGCTGCTACTCTAGTTAAGGCAGAGGGTGGAGAGTATCTTGATTTAGTAAGTGGTAAGTTAATTACTAAGGCAGAGTTGACAATCAATATCAATAATTATTTGGGTTCTTTATTTGCTCAAGTAATTTCTGCAATGCGTCAAGCATTAGTCAATCTAGCAGAGGATCTTAAACTTGCAAATATGCTTTTGTTATCTACAGGAGTTCCATACAATATAATAACTTCAGTTCAAACAGCAATTACAAAGGTATTGACATCAGCAGTTGCTTTAGATGCTTCTATTGCAACATATACTGCTACACCACTAAAGACAGTCACAGATGTTCTTGACAAATATCTTTCTAATTGCGTTGACAAATCTACATTTGTAGTCAATACAGTGGATGTTATAACATCCAATATAATTACAGACGTTGCAAAGATAGTTAAAGATATAGGTGATTTAACTAAATCTATTACTACAACAGTAAATGGTGTAGGAGAAGCAACTACTATAATTACTGCGTGGGAAAACTCAACTGGTATATTTCATTTACAGGATGCAGTAACATATGATGTTGTTAATATTTCAAGTATTATACAACTCATTAATGACTTTGATAGTAAAATATCCAATAGACCTATTAACACAAGTAAGTCTTTAGGATGGTATCCTTTAGTTGGTATTACAGATAAAGCAAAGACTGAAACTATATTCAGTGACATATATGATGATGCAGATCCATACCTAACTTCTGCAAAGAATCATATCAATGGTTCTTATGAATTGTATCTGGGAACACCTGGTCGTCAGGGTGAAGTACAAAAGAAAGTAAATGGTACAACTCATACATCTTTATTGTATAACAACTCACATTACGCAGAGAAAAAAGCAAGAGATCAATATAGAAAAGATAATCCTAATGCTACCGATGCAGAGATTACAGCAGCAGTTGAGTCATATAGACTAAAACAGACAAATAATAAAGGTGATATTGGATCAACAGTAGCAGATCATATATCATGGGCAGGTGTATTGACACAAGAAGTTCATGGTGATGATTGTAAATTAG